ATACCGGCGGCACTATAATTTGGACTTACTGACATGGCACAGGCGCTACGCACGCCAATGAGCGGGACCTTCGGCGGGACTGGCGTCAGCGATGCCTTCGTATCTGCGGGTGGGTTCAACATATCCTTGTCTGGCTTTGGGTCAGCGACCGTCCAGGTCCAGCGGTCTTTCGATGCCGGGGTAACCTGGCTCACGGTGGAAGCCCTGACAGCCAATGCCCAGAAACGCGCTGACGATCCCGAGGTTGGGGTCTTCTGGCGCTTCGAATGTACCTCATACACCAGCGGCACTATCGCCTACCGCATGTCACGATAACAAAGGAACCACGATGACCGAACTATTTATCCCGGAGGGCTTCACCCCCCGCCCCCTGATGGAGGGTACCCTCAAAGGTGCCGCCAGTTTCTATGCCGACGAGTTCAAGAAAGGTACTGTCCGGTCCAACACTGACGGAAGCTATTCCGGTGGGCGGACGTACGCCATGGACAACCTCTTTCGCGTAGACTTCAAAGACGAATTTAATGTCATCGTCGCCGGGATGGATCACCTCCTGAATGACGGAAAGTATGACGACGACTGGGCCATGGCCAAGCGTAAGTGGTTTGCCCCCCGCAGCGATGACGACTTTGCCGAACTACTGGAACGCAAGCTAGCGATCAGACCCGATGGCTCGCATGTTGAGGGCAAGGTCGGCACGGTCAGTATAGGCCGCCGTATTGTTGGTCGCAGCCCTCATGTCTCAACCAAGCGTGAAGCCCCGCGTACCCTGCTAGAACGCATGGGACTATGTAAGCCCCCAATCATTTTCCAGCACACCCAAATGCGCAATGACTACTGGCAAGTATACGCGGGCGAGATTGTCGAACGCGCGGCCAACCCGGACGGCGCACATCACATGGATGACCTCCCCAAGGGATCTCATCCTTTTGTCGAAGAGATGCTGGCCACCAATCCGAAGATGGCGAACGTGCTAGCCGTAGTGGCTTGCGACGGCATTGTGGATCAGTTCGAAACGCTGGGCAGTACCGCTGGTGGTATCAATGGCCGCACAGGCTCACAGCCTGCCGACGTGGACGCCACCGAGACCGGAACGCTCCTGTTCACTCTGCTCCTGAACCTGAATGATGCTTTCGGCGGCGCTGTCGATGACACCGGCAAGGCCACGGCAACGGCGAACTCTATCGCGGCTGACACCTCCGCTGACGCCACGGGCACCCTCGGCTACTGCCGCTGCTCCTCGCGGGGCACGGGCGCTGATGATCTCCTCGACGGCGAGGCTGGCACCAGCGGCTCGGACTTCAACTTTAACACCCTGTCCATCGTCAGCGGCACCAACGTCTCGATGTCTGCCTTTACGGTGAGCGTATCCGAATGATGAAGTGGATCAAAGAAGTGGTTCGTCCTAGAAGCGGCATGGCTATCGCGGCTGACACCTCCGCTGACGCCAAGGGCACCCTCGGCTACTGCCGCGTCTCCTCACGGGGCACGGGCGCCGATGACCTGCTCGACGGCGAGGCCGGCACCAGCGGCTCGGACTTCAACTTTAACACCCTGTCCATCGTCAGCGGCACCACCGGCTCGGACTTCAACTTTAACACCCTGTCCATCGTCAGCGGCACCACCGGCTCGATGTCTACCTTTACGGTGAGCGTCTCCGAATGATGAAGTGGATCAAAGAAGTGGTTCGTCCTAGCAGCGGCATGGCTATCCATGCTGCTCTTGGGGGGGCCGTGGGCGTGATCGCTGCCGTCGTGGCTCCCGACCACATCTTATGGTTTTGTACCTTCATATCAGTATTCGGATTTACCCGCGAGATGCTAAAGGCTGGGCACCCCGATAACTTCAACTTCCACAAGTTCCTCGAAGGGCTGGCCTGGTGTACCTGCTGGTTCGCCCTGCTGTTGTAGTGCCTCATGGCGTTTACACATCACAGATGGGAACAACAGGGTCGCCTGTTACAGGATGACGCTGACCCTCTAAAATTCAGTTGGAGCAGTCGTGCGGGCGACGATGCAAATGTCCCCACCGGGGGAGGAACCTACGCGCCTTATGTATGGGATGCCAAAACGCAGACCCTGAGCTTTGGGTCGATGGAAATATTATTCTGGCCGACGCATCAGGAGGTCAGGTACAACGGCGAGACCCGCATTTCGCAACAGAAGTTTCACCTAGATGTTGACGAGGGGGCTGGGTTTGTACAGATCGAAACCCTAGCTGCCCCCGTTGTTACCGTAGACCCACAAGACGACCACGCCATTGCTTCCATTACCTTCAACGCTCGCCTTCCCGGCAGTAAGAAGCCCGTGCAGTGGGTGGTAAAGATACGGGTCGGGCGAGGTAACACGGCGGTCATCTCCCAAGACATTACAAGCCCCGACGCAGTGACGGCGAGGGTTCGGGCCACCAACACCGGGATGGATAAAGCCGCCGAGGAGAAAGACCTTATCATATCCGATAAGGAACTGGGCTCATTCGTGCGTGGCAAGCGCATGGGCGGGATAGATTGGGGGTGGTCAAAGGCCGAGGCACCAGACAGGTCCACGGTCCTGACAGAGAAGGACGCGAAGCGGGATACCGAGATTGTTATGCAGGCGGGCTCGCTGCTGGCCGGGGAAAAGAAGGTCATCTCCCCCGATACCTACGGCCCGATAGAGATCACTAACACTGAGGATGACGGCTCGGACGAAGGTGTCAGCAGCGGAACATGGAACAACAACACAGATAGTGATGGCTTCGCTGTATTCACTTCGGGCAGCACAGGCGGCATGCGCTTTACCGGGCTGCCTTCCAACATCGAAGACGCCACCAGCATCGACGCCGGGACGCAGATCGAGTTCGATTCCAACTATACTGCTGGGGCAATGACCACGCGCTGGCACGGTATTGAAGAAAGCAACATCGCAGCGTTCACCAACAGCCACATCCCATCCGATCTGACCTTGACCACCGCGTCGTCAGACAAGGCCGTTGCCGATGGCGGGGAGACGGACGCCGTCGTTAATCTGGTTGACGAAGTTGACGAGCTTATGGATGCCAGCCTGCTAGCTAACAGTGGCGCGGTTGGCTTCGCTATACTTGCCATAACCAACTCGATATACATAGAAGATGTTTCTTCTATATCGGGCGGGGACGAGGCGGGTCAATTGACCATCAACTACACCGTTTCCGCTGGACATACCGCTACCGCTGCTATGGCGTTCGGTGGCATTACGATGCTAGGCACAGGCACGGGCGAAATTGTAGTACAGCCCGAGTTCATAGCCCAAGCCTCAGGCAACGCTGACAATGATACCACGGAGGTTCTTACCCACGGCCTGACGATCCTTGAAGATGACGTGCTAATTTTCATGTGCTCCTCAGATGGGCTATCCTCAAATGTGACGATGCCAGCTAGCTCAACCTCAATTCAGGAAACCGACTACCTATCTGAGACGCTTATCACCTCGTACCTAGTGGCGGGTGCCGCAGAGCCATCAACGTATACATGGTCTTTCTCTAATGGGGAGCGTGCATGGTGCGCTGTTGCCCAGTACCGCAATATAAACACAGCAGCGCCAATCGCTAATAGCTCCGAGAACAGCAAGACTACAGATGACATCACGGGCGTAATCACGTCAATGACCCCCGGCCAAGACGGTTGCATGATCGTTCAGGTTATTGGCACGGAGGAAGGCGGGCACACATTCTCGGCGTGGGCGAACAGTGCTACCGAGCGGAATGACAATGCTAATGGTCCCCCCGGAACGGGTAGTGCGTCTGCGGCGGGGGGTTTCTCCGATTGGCTACAGGACACAGATGCCGCCGTCACAGGTAACATAACAATAAATTCCGCCACGTCTTGGGCGGTTCATGCTATCGCTCTAGCCCCAGCCTCCGCCGGCCATACATCTACGGCAGCCCTCACGCTGGGCGGCAACACGCTGCTCGGCACGGGGTTGCAGGACCATCAGAGCACAGCAGCCCTCACGGTAGGAGGCAACACCCTCCTGGGCACAGGTGCCCAAGCTACCCCACACACCTCCGAAGGCACGATGGCATTTGGCGGTGTCACGGTGGCGGGCACAGGTGTCCAAGCTACCCCACACACCTCCGAAGGCACGATGGCATTTGGCGGTGTCACGGTGGCGGGCACGGGGTTGCAGGACCATCAGAGCACCGGGGCCCTGACAGTAGGGGGCAACGCCCTCCTGGGCACTGGGAGCCACGATCATGAGGGAACTGGTCTCATGGCCTTCGGTGGCGCCACTATGACGGCCACGGCAGTGCAGGATCACCAGAGCACCGGGGCCCTGACAGTAGGGGGTAATACCCTCCTGGGCTCCGCTATCGCATCCAATATTAGCACCGGGGCCCTCACGGTGGGGGGCAACACCTTCCTCGGCACCGGTAGCCATGATCACGAGGGCGCGGGGGTAATAACCATCGCCGGGCTGACCCTGACCGCGACTGCTATTCAAGACCACCAGAGCACGGGGACCGTGACGGTGGGAACCCTGACGCTGGCCGCACAAGCCGAGCATGGGGATGATCCTGTAGGGTCCGGCGCACTCGCATTTGGCACCATCACCATGACCGGCACGGGCTCGCATGACCACGAGGCCACGGCTACGCTCGCATTTGGCACCATCACCATGACCGGCACGGGCTCGCATGACCACGAGGCCACGGCTACGCTCGTCTTCGGTGGCGCTGTATACTCAGCCACGGTGTTATCGGTAGCGGGCACGGGCCTGACAGACGGCATGGTGTCCGCTCTGCTTGGCGACCTGATGCACGATCTTCTATCCGATGTGATAACCGACGAGGGCACCGGAGTTTACTTGTCTTATAGGCGGAACCAATGACGACCAACACAACCAAGGCCGACATGGAGATTGCTGCCGCGCTCCGGGATTACTACGACGACCCCCTCGGGTACGTCATGTTCATGTTCCCCTGGGACACCGACAAAGACATCCAGCAGGTTCCACTCAGCGCCAAGTATGGCAACCGGTTCCAGTGCGAGTACGGCCCGGACTTGTGGGCATGTGAGTTCCTTGACGACCTCGGGGCGCAGGTAAAGAAGCGCGGGTTTGATGGCAAGCACGCTGTGAACCCGATCCAGTACAGCACGGCGTCAGGCCATGGTATTGGTAAATCAACCCTAGTGGCATGGCTAATAAAATGGATTATGGACACCCGCCCGCTAGCGCAGGGCACAGTGACGGCAAATACTGCGGAGCAGCTTCGTACGAAGACCTGGGCCGAGTTGGGCAAGTGGCATCGCCGGTCTCTGACGGAGCACTGGTTCGATTATACTTCTGGCCGAGGGGCGATGGCTCTGCGCCACAAGAAGCACAAGGAAGAGTGGTACTGTTCCGCACAGACCTGCCGCGAGGAAAACTCGGAAGCCTTTGCCGGGCAGCATGCCGCCAACTCGACTTCCTTCTACATCTTTGACGAAGCCTCAGCCGTCCCCAACAAGATCTACGAAGTCCGGGAAGGTGGCACGACCGATGGGGAGCCGATGACATTCGACTTCGGGAACCCAACCCGTAACAGCGGGCGGTTCTTCGACAACACCGTGGGCAAGTTCAAGAAGCGCTACGAGGTCCGGCAGATCGACAGCCGCAGCGTGACCATCACCAACAAGGACCGGATCAAGGAATGGATTGAGGATTACGGCGTTGACAGCGACTTCGTCAAGGTCCGCGTCCTCGGCGAGTTCCCGAGCCAGGGCAACACCCAGTTCATCCCGAGCGACTTGGTCGAGGCCGCGCAGAAGCGCGAGCTTGATACAAACAACGCCGGCTATCCCCGGCTGCTGGGCGTTGACGTGGCCCGCTACGGTGACGATGACAGCGTAATCTACTGCAAGAAGGGCAACGACGCCCGGAGCTTCGAGCCTGAGTGCTTCAACGGCTTGAACACCGTACAGCTAACTGAGCGGGTGGCGGAGAAGTTCAAGTTCTTCGAGAGCCTGGGCGATCGACCTGCCATGATCTTCGTTGATGGTGGTGGCGTCGGTGGTGGTGTGGTGGATCAGCTTAACAAACTGGGGTATCCAGTCCACGAGGTCCAGTTTGGATCGAAACCTACAGACGTGGACAGCTACCGATACCTGATCGACGAGATGTGGGGCAAACTGAAGACGGACCTGGAAAGTCTATGTTTACCAGACACTTCCACCAAGTACGGCCAGCGCCTCTATGAGGAGTTGACAGCACGGGAGTTTGGGTATACACTCACTGGTCAGAAGATTAATCTCGAAAGCAAACGAGACATGAAGAAGCGGGGGATATCGAGCCCCGATATCGTTGACGCGCTGGCGGTGATGTACGCCATGGACGTGGCGATGTTGAACCAGCTTCCGAATGGTGAGTTTGGAAATATCGGGTCGCAACAAGCTGAGGACGACTATGATCCTCACGCAAATATTTAGGAGAACCGTATGTGCGGAGGAGCACCCCCCACCCCGACACCGCCACCGCCCCCCGAGGTACTGCCTCCGGTTCCCAAACCGGTAGACGAGGTCACGTCCCAGAGCCGGGCTAAGAATAAGCAGAACGCAGCTTTGGCAGCGGGATCAGCCAGGAAGCGGAACACGACCCCCCTCGGTCTGACCGATGACACGCTGAACTCCACCAAGAAAACTGTGTTGGGGGTCTAGCTATGTGCATGGGTGGAGGAGGAGCCTCGCCAGACATAGCCCCGATCCCGAGTTCTAACACGCCACGCGCGGCTGGCACGGACCCTGAGACAAAACGTATGAAGGACCGGGACCTGGACCGCAAGCAACTAGAATTGGCATCACGTGATACCACGGGTAGCCCATTGGGAGTGATCAAGTAATGTGCATAGGAGGAGGAGCCTCACCACCGAGCCCGGCGGCAGCACCGGAGCCGTTCCCAAAGGAAGCGAACCAGGAGACTGGTAAAGCGCTAGCAGCGGAAGCGGAGGCCAACTCATTGGCCCGGCGCCAGGCTGCTGGTAAAACAGACGCAACACCACTGGGGAAAATAGAATGATTGAACTACATTACAATTGGTCGAAGGTCCGCGAGCAAGTTCTCAAAGATGGAATGAAATGGAACGCCGATTGGGTTCCCGATGCCGACGTGGATATCGCGGAGACCGGCGTATCCCAGGCGCAGTTCGGTAGGCTCTTGCTGATCCACATGCACTACGTCAGGCACCTGTTCACGCCCCGTAACTATGGGTTCCTGGGCCGCGTCAAGATGGCGTACCACTTCATGTTCAGGAACACAATCTGATGTGTGGGTCAACCGCTGCAAAGATCATGGGTGGCCAAGCTGGCGATGTGATAAACCCGGCTCGCCTGCTGGTCAAGAACCGGGGCAACACGAGTGATAACCCGCTCCAGAAAAAGGGTGACAATTTCTAATGCCCGTAGGAACTCTGCGAGAACGTCTGGCTAAACGCCACGGCACTATGAAGATGGAGGTGTCTACGTTTCGGGCGCATTACAAAGAACTGTCCGACTTCATCCAGCCTCGCACCGGACGGTACTTCGTCGATGATGTGAACAAGGGTGACAAGCGGTACAACAACATCATCAACTCGCGCGCTACCCAGTCCCTGAAGATCGCGACGGCGGGCCTGTTCAATGGCGTCATGTCTCCCTCTCGCCCCTGGTTCCAACTGGGCCACCCGGACGATGAACTCAACGAGTTTGGTCCGGTCAAGCAGTGGCTGACGGAGGTCGAGGCTATCCTTCGGCGCGTATTCAACGGCGGCAACATCTACAATATGTCCCCGGTCATGCTGCGGGAGTTGCTCCTGTTCGGCACCGGCTGCATCTCGCACGTCGATGACTTTGAGGACGTGTCCAGGTTCTATACGCACACCGTCGGCAGCTACGTCATCGCCCAGAACGACCGGTACGAGATTAACACCCTCGCCCGCGAGTACAAGATGACCGCCGAGCAGATGATGCGCAAGTTTGATAAAACGGGAAAGGTCAGCCTTGAGGTCCAACGCGCCTACGACCTCGGCAACTATGACCAGTGGTTCACCATCACGCACCTGGTGGACGAGAACCCCGAGTTCATCCGGGGCAACCAATTCGCCCAACACAAGCCGTTCCGTGAGGTCTATTACGATCAGGCCGACCGTAAGAATGAGCAGATGCTCATGCGCAAGGGCTACGACGAATTTCCATTCTACGTCCCCCGCTGGGATGTGACAGGCGAAGACATCTATGGCACCGACTGCCCCGGCATGACCGCTCTGGGCGATGTGAAAGGTCTACAGCATGAAGAAAAACGCAAGGCTCAAGCCCTCGACAAGATGGTTTCGCCTCCTCTCCATGGCCCTCCCAGTCTGCGCAATACTGCTGTTCGCGCTCTGCCTGGGTCTGTTACTACTTACGAAGCTGGGCAGTCCGCGGGTCTCCGTCCAATTTACGAAGTACGGCCACAGATTGGCGAATTGGTACAGGACATCCAGGCCATCGAGCGCCGCATTAACGAAGCCTTTAATGTGGACCTGTTCAAAGCTATCTCGGACATGGCCGGTGTCCAGCCTCGCAACCAGTTGGAACTCACTCAACGCAACGAGGAGAGGTTACTTCAGTTGGGTCCGGTGCTTGAGCGGATCCATGGGGAGTATCTCAACAAACTAATAGATCGCCAGTTCGCGCAAGCTAACCGGGCCGGCATCCTTCCGCCTCCGCCCGCCGAGTTGTCTGGTGCCCCGCTCAAGGTGACATACGTGTCTACCCTTGCGCAGGCCCAGCGTACCGTCCAGACCGGTTCGATTGACCGCCTGGTTGGGTTCATTGGCGGCCTGGCTGAAGTCGGCCTAGGTGATGCACTGCACAAGATCGACCCCATCCAGGCCGTGGATGAATATGCTACCTTCTTGGGTGTGCCTCCGTCCGTCATCCGCTCTGACAGCGATGTCAAGAAGATGCAGGAGGCCGCAGCCCAGAAGCAGGCCCAGGCTGAGCAGATGGCTCAGGCTGACGCCATGGCGAATATAGCCAAGACAGCCGGTGAGGCTGACATCAACATGCAAGGGGCAGCCCAGAAAGCGGCTGGAGATCAATGAGCATAAGATTTATATGGAGAGGAATTACCTGCCCGGACTTTAGGGCAGAGTGGGTACAACCCAACCGTATTGGATACAGGGGGTGCATTGCCTTGGGTCCGGTATGTGTGGATGCGTGGCACCATGAGTGAAGATTATGAAGAAGGCGTAGACACGGTAGAAGAAGCCCGAGCCGCGCGGGAAGCTGAGGTTCTGGCAGAGCTTGATCTTGAAGAACTGGTTATATGGGAGGATGTCCTACAAACCTACGAAGGGCGTACGGCCATATGGTCAATTCTTTGTGAAGCGGATTTGCACTCCACATCCTTCACCGGCGATAGATGGGGGGACTTCAAGGAAGGGCGCCGGGATCTGGGAAACTGGATACTCAGAAATAAGATCTTTACAGCCGGATCGAAATATTATACAATAATGCGAAATGAAGCTGAGGTCAGAGAAGACCGATTGCAACAACTAAAACAGGACAGGGGAATTTGACATGCCCGATGATATCGTAAACGACGAGGTCGAAGAGACTACAGACCACACCGAGGCGGAACTCGCGGATGGTATATTTGGTGATGCTGCCAAGGCCGAAGCCGAAGCTGCCGCCGCCGAAGCTGCCAAGGCTGCCGAAGAAGCTGAAGCCAACCTGACGGACGAACAGAAGGCCGAGAAGAAGGTCGAAGAGGACGCCAAGGTTGCCGCCGATGCCGAGGAGGCCGAGAAGGTCGCCGCGATGACCTCCGCCGAGCGGGCCGATTATTACAAGGCTAAGGCCGAGGAAGAAGCCAAAGCTGCCGAGGAAGACGGGGAAAAGAAAGAGCGCGAGGGGGCGCCCGAAGAGTACGCAGATTTCACAACTCCCGAGGGCTTTGAGGAGTTGGACAAAGAGCGCCTTGACAAATTCCTGCCGATTGTCAAAAAGATGGACATCTCGCAGGCGGACACACAGACGCTCATTGACCACTTCGCCAAAGAACAGACCGCCCTTATTGAAGACCAGGTCAAGGTCTGGGAAGATACAAAGGCCGGTTGGCTCAAGTCTTCGAAGGAAGACAAAGAGTTCGGCGGCAACGATTTCGACGAGAATGTCGGAAAGGCAAACAAGGCTATCGATGCTTTCGGCAGCGACAGTTTGCGTGAGGCTCTTACCCAGTCGGGTATGGGCAGTCATCCCGAAGTCATCCGCGTCTTTGTACGGATAGGGGATGCGATTTCGGAGGGTACGATTATCACCGATGGCCTCGGTTCTGCCACGCAGGACAAGACCGCCGGTGAGATCATGTACCCAAGCATGAATAAATAGAAACAGCAAGAAGGAACTAAAAAACCATGGCCGTCTTACAAGCCAAAAATCCTACCTTGCTCGATCTGGCGAAGGTGACTGATCCAGACGGGCAAATCGCACTTGTCGCTGAAATCTTGAACGAGACCAACGAGATTTTGGATGACATGACATGGCAAGAAGGCAACCTGCCTACCGGCCATCGCACCACAACCCGCTCTGGCATCCCCGCACCTACATGGCGTAAGCTGTATGGTGGCGTGCAGCCGAACAAGTCCACGACTGTCCAGATCACGGATAGCACCGGCTCCATGGAAGCTTATTCCGAAGTCGATAAGAAGCTCGCGGACCTCAACGGAAAAACTTCTGCGTTCCGCCTGAGTGAAGATCGTCCTCACATCGAAGGAATGAGCCAGGAATTGGCTGACACGTTGTTCTTCGGAGACGAGGCCACGGAACCTGAAGCCTTCACCGGTTTCGGCCCCCGCTTTAATGATCTGTCCGCTGAGAACGCAGACAACATCATCGACGCTGGCGGCACTGGCTCCGACAACAACAGCATCTGGCTCGTCGTTTGGGGCCCGTCTACCTGCTTTGGGATCGTGCCGAAGGGCATCAGAGCCGGTCTGTCTGTCACGGACAAAGGACAGGTCACCGTCGAAGACGCATCTGATGGCTCCAACACCGGTCGCTACGAAGCCTACCGTACCCATTACTCTTGGGACGCTGGCCTCACCATCCGCGATTGGCGCTATGTGGTTCGGGTCTGCAACATCGACCTGTCCCTCCTGACCCGCGTCTACACGAGCGGCGACTTCTCTACCGGTGCCAATCTGCCTGACCTCATGTTCCAGGCCATGCGTCTGCCGCCCAACCTCTCCACGGGTCGCGCTGCTTTCTACATGTCCAAAACTTTGCTCACGTGGCTTGGTCGTCAGACCTCCGCCTCTGTTCAGGGTTCAACCTTGACGACCGACATGGTTGGTGGCAAGTTCGTCGAAGCGTTCATGGGCATTCCCATCCGGCGCGTCGATGTTCTGGCTGCGAACGAAGCCCGCGTCACCTAATAGCAACTGAACAGGAGAAATAAAGAAAATGTGGATTGATGAAAGTATGGAGTTTGCTGACGCAACTAGCGTCGGCGCTCCCAACAATACCACGGTGAATGTCGGTGATGTTATGGACACCGGCGCCGTGGCCCGCGACCTTGGTAACGGCGAGCCTTTCTATCTCGTCATCCAGGTCGTATCGGCCATCACCTCTGGCGGCTCCGCGACCGTGCGGTTCAAACTCGCCACCGATGCCGCGTCTACCCTCGAAGTGGATGGTACGCAGACCGAGCATATTACCTCGGACAGCATTCCCGTCGCGTCGTTGGTCGCCGGGTACCTATTCTCTATTCCTCTGCCGCAGGGCAGCCAGGCGTACGAGAGGTATATGGGCGTCCAGGTTCAGGAAGCTGCCGGTCAGGCGCTCACGGGCGGCACGATCAATGCCTTCCTGACGCAGCATCCGGCCAATTGGGTATCCCACGCGGATAACGCCAAGTAACCAGTTATGGGGGTGGTGTCACGTGATACCATCCCCTACTGCTGAACAAGGGAAAAGAGAATGGAAGTTAAACTTAAAGCCAACCTATTCATCGGTGGGCAGAGACATCGCCGGGTTCCGGGTGGAGTTACCGTTATTGCAGACAAGTTCATCAACCAGTTGCCTAAGGCGGCGGTCGTTGTTGTGCCTCCCAAGGGCTTCATCTACGACGAAGAAGAAGAAATCTGGGTGTTCGATGAAATGGAAATTACTGAGGATCAGCACGAGGCTCTCGTCGCCCGGCTGGCTCACAAAGAAGCGCTGGATAACGCCCCCGAGCCCGAGCCTCACGTGGCCAGCGCTGAGCAATCCCTCGAAGCAATGGCAGCCGCAGCCGATGCCGAGAGCGGTCAAGCAGCCCTAGCCGAGCAGGCGAAGGCAGCGGAAGAAGACAACGAGTAAACCCTAACGAGCCCAGGAGAAATATCACATGGCCTCATTTACATCAGCAGACGACACTGTGGTCCTCGATATCCCGGACCGTGGTGAAACCATTGACATCGCGCTCTCGGGCACGTACTCAATGCTTATCGACCTCGAACGAGAAATCGGTTCCAACGGTTCTGGAGCGTGGCAAAAAGTCAAGACGGTGTCCGCCGCAGCCAATGCTACAATCGCCTCGACCCACGTCTCGGAAAATTACAACGAGCGCATCCGCCTCCGCGTGATCACCGACACGTCCGGCACTTGCGTTGCCACCCTGACGGACAACGACGACCGCAACGTCCATCGCTTCACCGACCAGGTGGGCAATGTCCTGCTTGAGCTATACCAGACCGGCGCCAAGTTCTTCGGCTCCGTGCAGAATGACGCCGCAATCGTGGCCACCACAGCCGCCTTGACGTTGAGTGCCAATGACCATGCCGGTAAGACGGTCGTGCTCAGCAGTACCACTGGCCGCGCCATCACTCTCCCGCTGGCTACTGGCACCGGTAATGTGTACAAGCTGTTCATCGCTACCACGGTCTCCTCTGGCTCCCACACCCTCGTGTGCGCTGGCTCGGATACCTTCAGTGGCGGCGTAGGACTTTCGACTGACATCGGCGGCGTGACCATTATCGCCAATGCCGCCGATGATACCGTTACGATGAATGGTACTACCACGGGCGGCCTAGTTGGCTCGTGGCTCCAGGTAACCGATGTCGCCGCTGCGAAGTGGATGATCGAAGGCTTCCTGTGTTCCTCAGGTAACGAAGCCGATCCGTTCAGCTAATAGTTAGGGGGTGGGCTTCGGCTCACCCCCGTCTACCTGGAGAGACAGATGGTTGACCTTAAGCATAAGCCTAAGAAATCTACGGCCTTGAGCGCTGATGTCATGGAGGAGCCCTTCTTCCCCGTGAGTATGCACTTCGGGGAAGAAGAGATTGCCGCACTGGGCCTCGGGGACAAGAACGTAAAAGACGAATTTGAGATGACCGTCAAGGTCCGGGTGACCAGCCGATCGGTTCATGAGAACTCACGCGGTAATGATCACGAGAGCCTGGGCGTGGATGTTCTTGAAGGCGAAGTTAAAGCCGAGGCCAAGAAGACCGCCGGCGAAGTTATGTTTGGAAGTAAGTAATGGCGTCAACAGTCAGCCCTGTCAGGATCGCGAACATGGCCCTGGGTCATTTCGGGTCAGACAATACCATTCAGTCAATTACTGAAATATCCGCAGAAGCGAAGCAGGTAAATATCTGGTATGCCTTTGCGCTTGAACAGATCCTGGCAGACTATGACTGGAGTTTCGCATCCTTCCGGCAGACCCTGGCAGCGCACGCAGAAGCCGCGCCTGATGGGGTTTGGGCTTACCGGTACCAGTATCCATCGGACGCGCTTGTATGTCAGGAGATTGAGAAGGGCCCCACTGAGGAGGTCATCCCCTTCCAAATCGAGATCGTTGGAGCAGGCAACAGCAAAAGTATCCTGACCAACCGTGCGTCGGCCATAATTCGGTACACGAAGAACATCACCGACACCACATTATTCTCCCCTCATTTCGTTATCTCGTTCTCATACCTTCTGGCGCACTACATCTCCTACCCGTTGACGCGAAAGAAGAAGAACAAAGAGGATATGCTAACCGCGTACCAAGCCCTGGTTCCACTTGCAGGTGCGCATAATTTCAACGAGAGTGGTCCAGACGCCCCTCCTGAAGGTGGATCAATCCAAGCGAGATCATAATGCCCAGCCTGATACAACCATCCTTCGCGAAAGGTGAATTTGCACCGAGTGTGTACGGCAGGGTAGACACCCAGGCTTACGGCTCGGCCCTACGCATCGCTCGCAACGTCATCATCCACCCATACGGCGGCTCCAGTAATAGGGACGGCCTCGACTTCATTGGTCCCGTCAAGCACCACGCGCTCGACACTCGCCTTATCCGCTTCCAATACAAAACTTCAGACACCTACATGATCGAGGTAGGCAACCTCTACATGCGGTTCATCCGTAATGGTGGCCATGTCACCGAGACCGATGTGGTTATCACCGGCGTGACGGGAGCCAGCCCTGGGGTCGTTACCACCTCCACCTCCCACGGATATTCTAATGGGGACGAGGTATTCATCAATGCCATCGTGGGGATGACGCAGTTGAACCAGCGCCGGTTCATCGTTGCCAACGTGACATCGACCACCTTCGAGTTAACGAGCCAGTTGGATGGCAGCAACATCGACACATCCGGATACACCGCATACGGATCAGCCGGGACCTCGGCCAAGATCTATGAGATCACCACCACGTACGCTAGCACGGACTTGGCTCTGCTTAAGTTCATCCAGTCGGCTGACACCATCACGTTCACGCATCCCACATACCCGGTCCGGGAGCTTACCAGGACGGCGCACACGGCCTGGACTATAGCTGACATCGCTTATAACCCTACCATGACCGAGCCCGACAGCATGACGGTCACCCAGCAGGGGACCACGGGGTCCGAAGTCATCAGCTACAAGGTGACGGCGATTGCCGACGAGACGTTTGAGGAGAGCCTCAGTGCGCTCAACAACTCGACCTCCACACCCGAGAGTGCCACCAATCCTGACGGCGCCGTGATAGTTGTAACCGATACGTCCCATGGATTTTCCAATGGGCACATCATAAAGATCACCGGCTTCGTTCAGATGCCCGAGCTAAACAATCGCCGGTTTACGGTAGCCAATAAGAGCACGCACACATACGAGCTTGAGGGTATCCTCGGCGACGGCACGACGGCGGAAAGCACCGGTGGCGTCAGCGTCCAGACCTTCGTTACGATCACCAATGGCAACGCCACCCTCAGCACCACAAACTATGTGGACATAGCCTGGGGTTCTGTGGTAGGAGCACAGCGCTATGCAGTCTATAAAAAATCAAATGGGGTCTACGGACTTCTTGGTGAAACTGAAGAGAATAGCTGGGTTGACGACGGCTCTATCGTCGAAGACGTTGCAGACAGCCCACCTCGTTACCGTGAGATCTTCCGGGACACAGACGAATACCCCGGAGCGACGGGATACTACGAACAGCGACAGGTCTACGGCGGGTCCAACAGCAAGCCGGACACGTCCGAGTATAGCCAGACCGGCCTCTACAAGAACATGACAGTTTCCACCCCGACCAAGGCGGACGATGCCATCACGGCAACGCTACCTTCCTCGGAGGTGAATGAGATCCGCCACTTCGTGGCCGGCAATGACCTGATCATCCTGACCTCGGGTGGGGAGTGGCGCGTCAATTCTGGGTCGGACAGTGGGTTTGAAGCAGCCACCCTGCGGCAGAAGCCTCAGTCATACTGGGGAAGCTCACACATTCCACCGGTGACCATCGGCGATCAGACTATGTTCTTCGAGTTCAACAATACGATCCTGCGGTCCCTGGGCTACAGCCTGGAGATCGATGGGTACTCCGGCACCGATATGACGATCCTGGCCAACCACATCTTCCGCGACTACACCGCCGTGGAGATGGCGTATGCCCGCGTTCCTGACCCGCTGATAGCCGTGGTTCGATCTGATGGGCAAATGGGTATGCTGACGTTCAACAAGGCCCAGGAGGTCATTGGCTGGTCACGCTGGGATACCCTGGGTAAGTTCAAGTCTGTTGGTTCCGTCCTGCCCTCCATCACGTCAGTCGATCAGGCTTTCTACATGGTGGTGGAGCGTACCATCGGCGGGAACACCGTACGATATATTGAGAAGACGCACGGTCGCCGGTTCACGGATGTCCGCGACTGCTACTTTGTTGACAGCGGACTGACCCTGGACATCCCTATCACGATCACCGGCGCCACTGCGGCAGACCCCGTGGTTGTGACTGCGGCCCTGCATGGCTTCTCCGACGGAGACAAGATCGACATCTTCGACATCGAGTGGACGCCCGCATTTGATACCCACTTCAACGAGACCCAGCCCGACCAGCTTAATGGTAGTCGGTACCTTGTTAATGACAAGACGACCAACACATTCTCCATAGCGAATAGTTCGTCCAGCATCCTGATTGCCGCGATATCCCAGGCGAACCCTGGCAACGTCGAGACGGTCGTAGCCCATGGCCTGACCACTGGGGACAAGATTGTCCTGGACAGCGTCGGCGGCATGGTTGAGGCCAACAACAATACCTACACGATCACCGTGGTTGACACCACCAACTTCACCATCGGTGTGGATACCTCAGCGTTCACCGCATATACCTCAGCAGGCCGTGTCCACCCTTGCGTTGATGGTAGCGCTTTCGCTGCATACGTGTCCGGGGGTAAATGCTACGCCACCGTGACCGAGGTGGGAGGTCTGTGGCATCTTGAGGGCCGCGAAGTCGTAGCCCTGGCTGATGGTAACGTGGTGTCCGGCCTGACGGTGGCCAACGGTTCAATCACGCTCAGTCTAGCGGCGAGCCGGGTCCATGTTGGGCTCCGCTATATCGCCGACATGGAACTCCTGGACATCGAAGCCCCCCAAGGCACCATCCAGGACAAGAAAATACATATCCCTGAGATCACGATCCGGTTCGAACGGAGCCGTGGCCTGCTGTACGGTCCTAGCTCCGACCTCCTCACTGATCTGAGGCAGCGGGAGGATGAAGATTACGGAGATCCAATTACCTTGCTTAGCGGCGATCGATCTGTTACACTGGAGCCAACATGGAAATCTAATGGCCGGATATTCTTGAGGCAGAAAGATCCCCTGCCCATGACGATCCTGGCGGTTATTCCAACAGTGGAGGTAGGGGATGACTGATTACAAGTTCGTTAAGACCGAGCCCTGGCATTGCGAGATGCTGGCGGACAGGATGAAGAAGTCCGACGTTGACGAGATCTGGGCTTTCTCCAGGCAGCGCCCAATCGGGGCTCTCAAGGTCTCTATGTTATACTCGATACGCAGCTACACCGTGTTCGTGGATGGGGAAGTGGAGATGATGTTTGGCATAGCCTCACCATCCCTGCTCAGTCGTACGGCGGCGCCCTGGATGCTAAGCTCGGACGCCGTATTTCAAAAGAAGCACCGCAGTTACTTCCTAAAGCGGAGCAAGAGATTTTTCAGGTGGGCAAAGGTCCGCTACCCCGCTCAGAGCAATTGGGCGGACAGTCGGAACAAGCGCACGATTAGATGGTTGGAGTGGCTCGGTTATTCCATAAGCCCCGCAGAAGCGGTAGGCCGGGATGACATACCATTCCATCGGTTCTTTCTGGCAGCAGAGGAAAGCTAAATGTGTCCGGTAACAGGATCAATCGCCGCTGGGGCAACTATAGCTGCTTCCGTAGGTAGCACGGCAGCCGTTGCCGCTGCTGGCACAACTGCGATTGCTGCTGCCGGCACCGCCGCAGCCGTATCCGTTACGACGCTAGCCGGGTCAACCGCCGCAGCCGCAGCCGGGGGTGGCTTGTTCGCTGGCATGACAGCCTTCCAGGGCATATCATTGGGCCTCGGTCTCCTGAGTTCAGGCATGACCATGATGGGTCAGATGCAGGCCGGCAGAGCCGCGCAGGCCCAGGCTGGCTACCAGGCGCAGGTAGATCGAAACAACGCCATCCAGGCTACGCAGAAGGCCACCAGGGCACGGGCCATAGGCGACATCGAGCAGGCGCAGCGCAGGCTAGCATCCTCGCGAGATGCGGGCTCCATCAATGTGGCCTTGGCTGCCAACGGGGTCGTGGTCAACCAGGGCAGCGCACTGGCGCTCAAGATTGACGCGCTCGACGCGGGTAATCAGGATGCACGCATGATTGCACACAACGCAGAAGTGGAGGCGCTGTCCTACGAGGCGGACGCCGGTAACAGTTT